GTTTTCGGGAGGGCATGATGGCACTCAACCAATCCCAACAATCTGCATACAACATCGTTTCCGAAGTGCTACGGCAATACGGTCTCGAACAACTCGAATCGTTCGTCAACAACTACATCGCAAGATTCGACACGGTTGATCCGGACTCGTTGATGGTTGAAATACGTCAACAACCCGCATATCAACAAAGGTTCGCCGGGAACGAAGCACGTCGTAAAGCTGGCAAGACGGTGCTGTCAGAATCCGAATATCTGGCGTTGGAACGAGGCTACGAACAACTGCTGCGCGTGTCAGGATTGCCGACCGGTTTCTACGACTCCCCAGAAGATTTCCGGAAGTTCATCGAAAACGATGTGTCAGTGTCCGAACTGAACGCACGAGTTGAGCAAGGCTACCAAGCAGTGCGAATGGCAAACCCGGAAGTCGTGAAACAGATGAACGATCTTTACGGAGTCTCAGAAGGCCAACTCGCAGCGTACTTCCTCGACCCGACTCGAAGCGTCCCGGAGATCACACGCCAAGCTCAAGCGGCCACCATCGCCGCCCAAGGCCGACTCCTCGCCGGCCAGCAACTCACTGCTGCTCAAGCAGAAGGGCTCGCTCAAGCAGGTGTCGGCGAAGAACAGGCTCGTACCGGTTTCGCTGCGATCCAGCAGACTCAAGGTTTGTTCGCTGGAACGCTTGAAGAAGGTGAGAACATCAGCCAGGAAGAACAGTTGGGCGCGATTTTCGGTACGAACGCTGCCGCTCAGCAACGTGTCCGGCAGCGTGCCCGTCGCCGTCAAGCACAGTTTGAACAGGGTGGCGGTTTCGCAAGCGGCGAAGAAGGGTCGCTGGCAGGCGTACAATAGTCCACACATGTAGACAAAAGTCGTGTGTATAATCTGATCGATGCCGTTTCGGCAGGAACCCCCGTCAGGGGAGAACATTAGCAGCACCTTCGGTTGCCTCCGATCGAAGGTTGGGCCACAGGAGTGTACAAATGAGCAACGACGACCTCGACTACGAGCAGGAAAACGGGCGTAACCCGTTGCGGGACCGGATGAAGGTTCTGGAACAGGAAAACGCCGAGTTGAAAGCTCGTGCCGATCAAGCCGCAGCAGCAGCCCGTGAACTCGCTTTTGTGAAGGCAGGGATTGATCCCGATCTTCCGGTAGCGAAGTATTTCATGAAGGGTTACGACGGCGATATCGAAGTCGAAGCGATCCGGCAAGCTGCGATCGAAGCGCAGATCATCCGTGATGCTCAGGTTGAACAGACGAGACAGGAAGCGGCTGCGTGGGATCGCACCTCGAAGATCGCTGCCGGTTCAAGTTCGGAACCTGAGATGGATTGGGTGACTCGTATCAATCAGGCGAAGTCGGCAGCGGAGGTCGAGCAGTTGCTTCAGCAAGCACGCGCTCAGTCCGCATAGGACTCCCAACCTTGTGAGGTAATCAATCATGGCTTACACCGCTTCTTCCGATTTGTCCGTCGATCAGGTCGCATTTGACCGGCTCGCCTACTTCGCTCTCCGCTCGGAACTTCTGTTCGATGCCGCCGCTGACGTCATGCCGACCCAGCAGGCAATGCCCGGTTCCAGCGTCACGTTCACGATCTTCAACGATCTCGCCGCTGCAACTTCGCCGCTGTCCGAATCTGTTGATGTCACCGCTGTCGCAATGTCCGACAGCCAGGTCACCGTCACTCTCGCCGAGTACGGCAACGCTGTCGTGACGACCGCCAAGCTGCGCGGCACGGCGTTCCTCGACGTGAACACCGTCGCTGCGAACGTCGTCGGTTACAACGCTGGCATCTCGATCGACAGTGTCGTCCGCGATGTTCTGGCCGGCGGCACGAACGTGATCTACGGTGGTGGTGGTTCGTCCAGCACTCCGACGAGCCGTACCACGGTCGAGGTCGAAGACGAGATCGAGGCGAACGACATCCGTAAGGTGACCGCCCAGTTGCGTGGCGCGAACGTCCCGACGTTCAACGGATTGTACATGGGTTTCATCCATCCGGACGTGTCGTACGACCTGCGTTCCGAGACGGGTGTCGCTTCGTGGCGTGACCCGCATGTCTATGTCGACACCGACATGATCTACAACGGTGAGATCGGTGCGTTCGAAGGTGTCCGGTTCATTGAAACTCCCCGTGCGAAGATCTTCGAGAACGCTTCGGACGGTTCGGGTTCGACCGGCAACATCGACGTGTACTGCACGCACATCATGGGCCGTCAGGCTCTGGCGAAGGCCCACTCGATCGTGGACGGCAACGGGCCGCTTCCTCGGGTCGTGCGTGGACCGGTGGTGGACACCCTCAAGCGGTTCCAGCCGATCGGCTGGTACTGGCTGGGTGGTTACGGCCGGTTCCGTGAGGCTTCGCTCCGTCGGATTGAGTCGTCGTCGAGTATCGGCGCGAACTCCTGACCTGTTGGTGGGGTGCCCTGACGTCGTGTTGGGGCACCCCATCAGGTTGGTGTGATGGCTGAGAAACGTGATCCAAGGTTGGCTCGGGCTGGTGTGTCTGGGTTCAACAAGCCGAAGCGGACACCGGATCATCCGACGAAGTCGCATGTGGTCGTCGCGAAGCAGGGCGATCAGGTGAAAACGATCAGGTTCGGTCAGCAAGGTGTGAAAGGTTCACCGAAGAAGCAAGGTGAATCTGCTGCGTATCGGAAACGACGTGAGTCGTTCAAAGCCCGTCACGCGTCGAATATCCGTAAAGGGAAGTTGTCGGCTGCGTATTGGGCGGATCGGGTGAAGTGGTGAAGAAACAGGTTTGGGATCGTCCGAATCCGAAGAAACGGTCGAAGCCGTTGAGTTCTGCGCAGAAGAAGTCGGCGAAAGCCGCTGCGAAGCGTGCCGGTCGCCGCTATCCGAATCTGGTTGACAACATGAACGCGTCTCGACGTAAGGCGAAGTGATGTGGACGTTCCGACCTCCGACTGATAACAACGTGTCGTTGGTTGGAGGTTTCGACGATTACGGTTTTCGTGACGACATGCATGTCCGGTTGTTCCGGTTTTTTGTTCCGGGACCGCAAGGCAGGAACGTGTTCAAACTGGTTGCTGGCGGGTACACGGAAAATGATCCTTCGGATCCGTCTCTCGTGGATTTCGTGTATTACGGCGGGCACGAATACCAGATTGATAATGATGAACGGCTGCTGTTGATCGCAGCAGGGTATGGGGCTTACATTGAAGCATCGTGAACGGCACCCTGGTTTGGATATTGACGGGTGTTACGCCTGCCGTATCGCTGCTGTGTCTTTTGCTGCGGCGGCTACACCGAATCGGCGTCGTGAAACTCACCGGATCAACACGACTGAGTCGCAGTGGGATTCGGACATGGCGTCGTACAAACGGTTGCGGAAAGACGGGTTGCAACCTCCGCAGATCGATGGTTGCCGCACTCTTGAAACGAGGGCGACGGACCGGGTGCAGGTAGAGACGGGGATGTTGTGAACCAGTACCGTTTCGAAACGATCGGGTCGCCGCACACCGGTTACGGGCAGATGGGAGACCAGTTTCGTCGTCGTCTCGCCGATCGTGTCGAGTTTCGACGTGACGCTGAAGCCGCAGTGTTCGCTTGTCCTCCGCACATGGCGAAAGACCGGGTGCATAACCAGCGTGCGGCGTGTTTCACCATGTGGGAAACCGACGTGTTGCCACAAGTTTTTGTGCGATCGTTGCCGTTGTTCGACAAGATTCTGGTGCCGTCCGAGTTCTGCCGAGAACTGTTCTCTGAACATCACGACGACGTCAGTGTCGTCCCGCTCGGCGTTGACATCGGTTTGTGGTCGCCGAAAGGCGGGCAGAAGGGCCCGTACCGGTTCATCACTTCGGGTTCGTCGTGGCCTCGTAAAGGGATCCAAACGGTGATCGACGCGTTCATCGCAGCGGACATCGCCGATGCGGAACTGATCGTCAAGTTGACTGATTCCACTGTTGAACTTCCAACTAACCTAGTAGCCGGCAACAACATCACCGTCCTCAAAGAAACTTTGAGTGTTGACGCCGAGGTGGAGTTGTACCGGTCAGCGGATTGTTTCGTTTCCGGCTCAAACGGTGAAGGTTTCGGGTTGATCCCGTTGCAGAACATCGCGTTGGGGAACACGGTGATCGCACCGGCACACACCGGTCATCTCGAGTTTGTTGATCTGATCGATTATCCGCTTGCCTCTGAGAAGATGCCGGCGATGATGAAAGCGTGGCCTGACGCAGGGTTTTGGTGGCGTCCAGTGTTTGATGAGATGGTGGACGCGATGAGGTCTGCTGCTGAGGGTGGTCGCCGTCATCATCAGACGAAACGTCGTGTGGCGAAACAGGTTGAGGTGTGGTCGTGGGATGCGGCGACGGACCGTCTGTTGGAGGTGTTCCCACCGGCAGGTGTGTTGGATGGTGTGATCCAAGCGGTGCCGGTGACGGTGCAGGTGCAGGCGTTGACTGATGTGTACGCCGATATTGGGACTCATCGTCTCCGGGCGAAACGGGACGACGTGTTCGAGGTTCCGGTAGAGACGGTTGCCCAACTGTTAGAATCTGGTGTTATCCGAGAACTGTAGGAGTTGAGATGCCTGTTCCGCCTGGTGGAAAGTATATGAAGTCGAAGAAGCGTGCTTCGACGAACAAAGCTGGTAAGCCTTCGTTCGGGCCTGCGTTGTCGGCGAAGGAAGCAAAAAAGTCGAAGCGTAAGAAGTACTGATGACGACTGCTTCGACGCTGATCGATCGTGCCGTTCAAGAACTGTTGGCGGGCACGGTCGAGGAACGTAACAAGCTGGCGGTCCCGTTGACTGATACGACGGGAACGACAGTGACGTTGACGTATCCGGTGGCGTCGTTGCGTGACAACTCGATCGTGCAGGTCGGCGACGAGTTGATGTACGTCTGGCAGGTCAACGCCTCAGCGAAACAGTTGACGGTTGAACGAGGGTACGGAGGTTCGGCAGCGTCAACACATGTCGCTGGGACTATCACTGTCACGAATCCGAGGTTTCCCCGATATCGGGTGTTGAACCATTTGAACAGTGAACTGGTTGATCTGTCTTCGCCGGTCAACGGTTTGTTCCAAACGAAAACGTTGGATCTCGCCTACAACGGTTCCGACCGGATGGTGAACCTCACTGGGGTAACCAGCATCATCGACCTGTTCGATGTCCGATACCGATATTTGAACGACGATTATCCGATCGTTCGCAACGTCCGTCTCCTCCGAGACATGCCAACAAACGATTTCGCTTCTGGTTTCGCGCTCGCCCTCGACCGGTTTGTTCGTGCCGGCACGTTGCGGGTTATTTACAAAGCGGAATACGACACGTTCACGACTGGTTCTTCAACGGTGGCGTCAGTTGGCGGTTCTGATACGCTCGACGATCTGCTGGTGTTGGGGGCACAGATCAGGTTGATGGCCGGACGTGAAGTGAAACGGAACTTCACCGAGTCGCAGGGTGACACCAGACGGGCGGAAGAAGTTCCTGCTGGGGCGATCGCGAACTCGATGTTGCAGTTGCAGCGGATGCGACGCGACCGGATCACTGCTGAAGCAGCCAGGTTGAACCGTATGTACCCGGTGCGGATCAGGAAGTAACCGATGGCTCTCACCGGTTTCACCACTGCGTTTACCGGTGGCCCAGCGTTCTACACTGGTACTTCCGCGTCGTCGGCGCTTGTCCCGTGGGTGTTCCCCGTGGCGATCAACGGTCGCCCCTACCAGATTGATACTCAAGCCAGGTTTGTTCGTGCGTTCGAAGATCGGCTGCGGGAATCAACGGATGACGGTGCGATCCCCGGCGAGGCGACGATCAACCCGCAGGGTTTGTGGCGGCGTGCTCAAACCTCATGGCATTTCGGTGCCGGTCAACATTATGCTGACACGTCGACGACGTCGTCAGCGAACAGGTTTTGGTCGTCGAAGAATGTTGATCCGTGGACTGAAGGCGAGTTGGGTTTGCTGCCAGCGACTGAGGTGTCGTTGGCGTCAACCGAAACAAACCTGCCTTTGGTGACGGTCGGCACGAGAGTGTTCGTGGGTGACGGCCCAGATCTGAAAGATACGACGGATCTGACAACTTGGAACACGTCGATCTCGTCTGGTGCCCCTGCTGGCACTCCTGATATTACGGCTTTGGCGACGAACGGCACCGTCGTGTACATCGCATACAACAATGCTGGGATCTACTCGCATACTCCTGGTTCCGGGTCGACTGCGATCTTGTATCCGTCGTCCGGGTCGACTGCGTACACCTATACGTCAATCGGTTATGTCAAAGGGTGGCTTGTCGCGTTGCATGACAACCACATCCATGTGATCACCAGCACGTCAGGAGCGCATTCCGCTTTCTACGAGCATCCGAACACGTCGTTTCTGTTCGTCGGGGTGACTTCCGGTCAGAACGCAGCGTACGTTGCTGGACGCGCAGGCGACGTTTCCCTCGTTTACAAACTGGGTTTGAAAGATGACGGCACCGGGTTCGACGTGCCGATCGTCGCCGCAGAACTTCCAACCGGTGAGAAGATCGTCAGCATCAACTCGTACCTCGGTTTCGTCGTTCTCGGCACAAGTCGAGGAGTACGGTTCTGTACCGCTGATCAGAACAACGACCTCGTTGTCGGCCCAGTGATCGAAACCGGTGCCGACGTCCAAGACGGAATCGGGTTCGGCCGGTTCTTCTGGTATGGATGGAGCGACTACGACAGTGTGTCGTCCGGGTTGGGACGACTCGATTTCGGTCAGCTTGTCGCACAGAACAGGCCGGCGTACGCATCTGATCTGATGGCTGGTGTGACCGGTAGCCCTGTTCAGGGTGCTGTGAAGTCGGTGACGATTTTCAACGGGAACCCGGTGTTCAGTGTTGCCGGTGACGGAGTTTTCAAACAGTCGGCGAACAAAGCGGTTGACGGACGGATCAACACTGGTGTGTACCGTTGGGGTATCCCTGACAGGAAAGTGTTGGCTTTCGTCGATTTGCAGGTTGAACCGTTGAAAGGTGAGGTGTCGATCTGTCGCACGTTTGACAGTGGCGCGTGTGTGGACATCGGCAACTTGACAACTGCGAACTCCACATATCAGACGTACGACGGCCCAACTCAAACTTTTCGAGAATCAATGATTGAACTCGTGTTGAAACGGGATGCGTCGGATTCAACGGTTGGTCCTGTGTTGCAACGTTGGCAGGCTCGAGCGGTTCCGGTCCCGACCCGTTCCGAGGTGTTCAGTATTCCTCTGTTGTTGCATCCTATGATCCAAGTCGGAACCCAAGATTATTTCGTTGATGTTGACAATGAACTGTTGTTGTTGCGGGATTTGGTGGCGTCAGGTCAAGTCGTTCAGTTCCAGGTTGGTACGCAAACCTACAAAGGTGTTGTCGAAAATGTAGAGTGGGAAACGTTGGGTTTCTTCGGTTCCCCCATCGAGGTTGAAGGTACTGCGACGGTCACGTTGCGGTCGTTGGCGTAAAGGCTGGTTATGGCTGCAAAAACGAGACGTGCGTACAAAGGTGGTGCGGTTGCTACAACGATCACCGCCGATTTCAACGCTGGTGCTGCGTCAACGACTATCGCCGCGTATACGGGATGGCCGTACGGTTCCGATCCTTTCTATGTGGTGTTGCAGCCTGGGACAGCGAACGAAGAGAAGGTGTTAGTGACTCGTGCAGGGTCGACTGATACGACGTTGAATGTGGTGTCTGGCGGTCGTGGAGCGGATGACACGTCGGATGTGAACCATGCGTCGGGTTCTGCGATCTATCCGGTGTTCACGGCGGTGGACGCTGATGAGGCGAACGAGTTGGCTTCGACGTTGACCTCGAAGGGCGACTTGTTGTCGATGAACTCGGGGCCGTCGTTTACGAGGTTGGCGGTCGGCACCGATGATTATGTGCTGGTTGCTGACAATGCTGAGTCAACCGGTTTGAAATGGGCTCAGGTTTCGTCTGCTGGTGTTGCTGATGGTGCGATCACCGAGGTGAAGATCGGTTCGGCGGCGGTGACCGAATCGAAGATCGGTTCGGCGGCGGTGACCGAGGCGAAGATTGGTGCTGCTGCTGTGACCGAATCAAAGATTGGTTCGGCGGCGGTGACAAACGCGAAGATCGGCACGGGTGCTGTTGATACCGCCCAGTTGGCTGACGATGCGGTGACGAACGCGAAGATCGGTGCTGCTGCTGTTGATACCACAGAGTTGGCTGCTTCTGCGGTGACAACTGCGAAGATTGATGACGGTGCGGTGACCGAGGTGAAGATCGCGGCGGCTGCGAAAGACACCCAGTACCACACCGAAGCGCAAGCTGCGACAGTGTCCAGCATTACGAACAGCGGAACACCAGGCGGAGGAAACACTCTTGTTTCGCAGACGATCACGCCGGCGTATGCGGGGATCGCTTTGGTGACAGGCACGTTCGATTTTGAATGTACGACGTTCACGTCGGCGTCGGCTGCGATCGGCGAACTCGAAGTTGGAGGATCTACGCAGTCTGCGCAAGCGATCTTTATTCCTTCTGCGGCCGGGCAGCGAGTGACCGTATCCCAAACTTGGATTGTTCCGGTGACAACGTCAAGCACTCTTTTTGTGTTGTCGGCTCGGAGAGACAGCACATCGGTCGTGATCCGTGCAGCACAGGATCACACTACGATGAACGTCGTGTTCTTGAGGAGTTGACCATGATCCCAGGATTGATTCCTAGAACAGAATGGGAACAACCCGGTTGGCGTGTCAGCGAACACACCAGCAGCGGCCCACAAAACTACAGTCTCGCCGAATACGTCGTCATCCATTACACGGCGGCACCAACCACACCATCCAGCAGAGAAGGTGTCATCGGGTTCATTCAACGAACCCAACGAGATTACGCCCAGAACCGCGGGTATTCAATCGGCTACAACTGGGTTGTTGATCGCAGCGGAAGAATCTGGGAAACAAGAGGAGATCAGTACCGTTGCGGTGCGAACGGCAACACTGAGAACAACACTCGAGGCCCAGCAATACTTTGTCTTGTTGACGGAGCAGAACCGGCCGGATCAACGATGGTCCGATCAGTGCAAGCAATCGTTGAGCATTGCGATCAACGCGCCGGTAGAACGTTGCGGGTCGTCGGCCACCGCGACATTCGTGCGACGTCATGCCCCGGAGACGGGTTGTACGACCAAGTGAAGAACGGAGTTTTCCGTCCTGTTATCGCAACCCCACCAGTTATCAACCTGACATCGGAGTGCATTATGCGTCTCGTCGACCCGCCACAACGATTGCTTGACACGAGAACGACTCGCCAACCGAAAGACGGCGAAACGCTTTTTGTTCAGGTTCCTGGGAATCCGAAGGCTGCGTTCGTCAATGTCACGATCGTGAACCCTGCGAAGGGCGGATATGCAACTGCCTTCAATCCTGCCACCGGAAAGCCTGCGACCTCGAACGTGAACTTCCCGCCGCCAGGTCAAGCGGTGTGCAACACGTCGTGGGTGCCGTGCGGCGAGAACGGCATGATCGCAGTTTTCGTGTCTGCCGCAACACACGTCGTCGTCGACCTGCAAGCAGTCGCATCATGAACGGCGACACGCTCGCCGTTGCCCTAGCATTGCTCGCGCCCGGCGGAGTGCTCGCTGTTATGATAGAACGAGCTCGACGAGACAACAACCGTGATCATGGTCGCAACTCAGAACTGCTCAACAAAATCGACGGCAAAGTCGATTTGATTGACAGCAAAGTCGACAAAGTCGACGAACGTCTTTTCTCACACATTCAAGATCATTGGAAGGAACAACGATGAACGCAGCATTGAAGTCTTGGGCGAAGGTGTTCTTGGCAACCATCTTCGGACTGTTCCTTGCTGACGGCGGCGACCTCTTCGGGATCGGCATTGACGAAGCACGCACCTGGCTTGCCGCCGGCACCGCATCAGTTCTTCCACTGATCATCACTTGGCTTGATCCGAACGATACGAGGTTCGGCCGAACCCGCTGACGGAAGGAGGCGAGATGAGTCTTGCGGACCTGCTCGCCAACCGTTCACGCCCAACTGGCACAACCTGTTGGGTACAACTCGCCCGTTTGGAGTTATCGGGTGATGACCGCGCCACGTTCGAAGAGGCGTTGGAAGATCCGACTGTGACCGCTGTGTTGCTGTCCGAGTCTCTTGCCGCGTTGAATGTTGATCTCGGCCCGCACTCGATAAGTCGTCACCGTCGAGGGTTGTGCAAATGCGCGAAATAACTCTCGCCGATCAGTTGGCGGAACGCGCCCCGAAACTGTTGACGCTTGACATTGAAACGCGACCTTTGACGGCAAAAGTGTGGGGACTGTACGACCAGAACATTGGCATCAATCAGATCGTTGATCCTGGCGGTGTGATCTGTTGGGCTGCGAAATGGCACAATCAAAACAAAGTGCTGTTTGCGTCGGACCACCACGACGGCCACGACCAGATGATCCGACGAGCATGGGAAACCCTTGACGAAGCCGACATCGTGATCGGCTGGAACCACAAAAACTTTGACTTGAAACACCTCCAAAGAGAGTTCGTTTTAGCAGGTTTAGGATCCCCGACACCGTGGCAAGACATCGATCTGCTTCACACTGTCAGACGCCGTTTCAAGTTCCCGAGCAACAAACTGGATCATGTTTCCCGAGAACTTGGGATCGGCTCAAAAGTTGTTCACACCGGTATGGACTTGTGGGACCGGTGCATGGACGGAGACGAACAAGCATGGAGGCTGATGCGTCGCTACAATGTGCAAGATGTTCGTTTGACTGAAGCCGTCTATAACCGGTTGATCGGTTGGGTGCCCGCACATCCGAACATCAACATGGTGCGGAATGAGCGGGTGTCGGCGTGTTCGACGTGTGGCAGCAAAGATCTTGTGGACGCCGGCGTGCACGTCACCGCCACCAGGGCGTACGACCGGTTCCGTTGCACCAGTTGCGGCGCGTATTCGAGGGCGACGCATTCGGATCCTCGTCGTACACAGCACCGTCGTGGTGTGTGACTACGCTCTGATCATGGCATCACCAAAAGTTGCGAACCCGAAGAAGTCGGCACGGTACTATCGGGAGAACCCTGAAGCCCGCCGGAAGAAAGCCGAGTACGAGAAGAAGTTCCAGGCGCAACCGGCGCAACGGAAGAAGGCTGCTGAGCGGCGGAAGTGGCGGCGTGCGAACGGTCTTGAAGGTAAGGGTGGTCCGGACGCATCCCACACGAAGAACGGGAAGTTGGTGCGTGAGTCCCCTTCGAAGAACCGTGCGAGGAACAGAGGCCGGAAGTGATGCTGTGGGCTTGTCCGAAGTGCGGGCACGAATGGACTGGGAACGCATCTCGATGCCCTGAGTGTGGTGAGCACGGCGACCCTGACTACGAGTAGGTTGCCAACTGTCACACCGTCTGGTTAGACTGCCTGCCAGATCCCAACCATAGAAGGAGGAACCATGGCACACACCACTGTGCTGAAACCGCCGCATGGCAGCTTGACCTGGCTGCGTTTGCGGCATCGTACCGCTTCCGGACATCCGGTCGTGTCCGCTTCCGAAGCTGCTGCTGTCCACGACGCACACCGGTTCACGTCGAAGTACAAGCTGGCGACAGAAAAACTCGCCGACGAACCGACAATGACCGAAACGAACGAGGCGATGGACCGAGGCAACCGTCTCGAACCGGTCCTGTTGGACTGGGTGAGCGACAAGATCGGTGAAGAAGTCAAGTCGCCTGAACTCATGTACTGCTACAGCGAACCCGGCGTCGAGTTGATCGCCACCCTCGACGGTGTCACCGGCCACCCAGCCAACCCCGACCGGATCGTCGAAATCAAAACTTTCAACCGGCCGTTCGACCCGGAAACAATGCCGGCGTACTGGTATTGGCAAGGTGTGCAGCAGGCGTTGTGTGCCGACGTCGACACAGTCATCTGGGGTGTGTTCGATTCGTCTCTGTCGTTGCACATCTACGAGCAGCATGTCACCCAAGCAGAACGGGCCGAACACATCTTCGCTGTGTGGGAGTTCACGCAACGAATCGCTGAAGGGACCATCCCCGACGATTGGGCTCGGACATTCACCGATCTGAAAGACATCCCGGCCGACCCATCGAAAATCGTTGACATCACCGACCTTGATGCACAGGTGAAAGAACTCATCGAAGTGCAAGCCGAGTTGCGTCGCTGCCGTGAACGTGAAGACCAGTTGAGAACGTTGATTGGTGCCCGTCTCGGATCTGCGACGGTCGGCACGATCAACGACCAACCTGCGATCACCTGGAAAGAATCGATCCGGGCAGGGTTCGACACGAAACGGTTTCAGACGGATCATCCGGACATCGCCGCCGAATACTCAACGCACACCTCCTACCGAGTGATGAGGACCAAGAAATGAGAGACGAACTGCTGAACGTCTTGCACACCTACGCGGTGCCAGACCCGAGGATCGTGGCGAAACTCCCACGTTCCGGTGTCCAACTCGACTACGTCGGCCACGCCGAAATCACCCGCATCCTCCTCGAGATCGACCCGATGTGGACGATTGAACCTGTCGCATACGACGACACCGGAATGCCAGCCGTCCGCAACAACGGCAAAATGCTTGAGGCGGCGTTCTGGTTGACTGTCCTCGGACATAAAAGGTACTGCGTTGGTTCAGTCGAGGCCCGCAAAGCTGAAGGTGACCTCGGCAAAGAACTACTGTCCGACGCGATCCGTAACGGTGCTATGCGGTTCGGTATCGCCCTGTCGTTGTGGTCGAAAGAGGAATGGCAGGCCGGTGATCTGATGCCGGCACCGGCGAAGAAGCCTGGTGCTGCGACGATTGAGGATCGTGTCGCCATGTTCAAGGTGGCGTGCGAAAAGGTCGGGTTGGACCCGGAACAGGTAGCCGACCGTGCAGGTGTGAGCTTGTCGTCGGTGAATGATGACGGATTGACGAAGCTGCGTGCAGCATTTCAGGAGATGAAAGCATGAACAGGATCACAGTTGTTGGGAACGTCGGCCAGGATCCGCAGTTGCGGTACTCGCCGTCAGGGAAACCGATCGTCAAGTTTTCGGTGGCGGACACCACCGGCAAGGACGAACACAAGCGGACAGTGTGGCATGACGTCGTCGCGTTCGATGAGCAAGCTGAGAACATCGCAGCGCAAGTGTCGAAGGGTTCCCGTGTGGTGGTGACCGGACGGTTGAACAAGGAACCGTTCGAGGGTAAAGACGGTGTGAAGCGTGTGTCGGTTGAGGTGGTCGCCGACGAGGTTGGTGTGTCGTTGCGTTGGGGTGGAGAACCGAAGAACCCTGCGTCGACGCCGGCTGAGGAACCGTTCTAATGTGGTTCGCCGTCGTTTACCTCGCGGCTGGTACAGGGTTGCTGTTCTGGTTGAGGTGCCGCCGGTGAAAATCACCGTCGAATGGGTTTGTGAGAGGTGTCCTGCGCATCTCGTCACGCATACGAGAATGACAGAACCGCCCGTCCACAGATGCGGTTCACAAAACCGCAGCACACCTCTCACCCCAGTCGATCCTGACCTCGCCCAGAAAGCAGTGCGACGTGAGTAAGCAACGAGCGAAAGGCACAGCGTTCGAAACGTTGATCGTCCGCTACCTCAACGAACACGGCTTCCCACACGCCGAACGTCGAGCCCTTCACGGCACACACGATCTCGGCGACATCACAG